CGGACGATTAGCTCAGCTGGTATGAGCATCCGCTTGACGTGCGGAGGGTCACAGGTTCGAGTCCTGTATCGTCCACCAGCGGAAAACCCGGCAATCCATTGAGATTGCCGGGTTTTTTGCGTTTTGCAGCACGTCCGCATTGCGTCAGGATGCCCGCTGTGCGGGGATAAAAAAGCGGATATTTTATGCCCGCTGCGGCGTCATGGGGATATTTTTGGGGATATTTTTTTCTGCGCTTTCCGGCGCCGGGAAAGCCGCCAGCACCGCGCCGAGATTGGCCTCCGGGCAGCGGTCCATGAGATGGGAGTATATGTTAAGCGTGATCTCTGCCTTGGAGTGCCCGGACAGATATTGCACCACCTTGATGTTTGCACCGGACAGGATCAAATTGGTGATGTATGTGTGGCGCAGGATGTGCGGCGTCACGGCAAAGTCGATCGTGATCCGCACGCGCGAGTTACGCACAGTCTCGCCGAGCTTTTTCTCCCGGAGCACGGTCTCGCCGCGCTCCGTGCGCTTGGCCGTGCCGGTCTGGCGGCGCGTGATGTACCGCCAGGCGTTGCGGTACGCCGTCATGCTCCACGGATCTCCGGCAGCGTCGCAGATGACGCAGTCGCCGACCGCCGTCTGCTTCAGATCCGCAAGGCAGCCGACAAGCGCCGGCGGTATCGGGATGTCGCGCCGAGCCGCGGGGCTTTTAAGCGTCGTGGAGATCTCCGGGCGATTGTGCACCCAGCGCAGCGCACGGCGCACGGAGATGTACGGCGCGCCGCCGTCGAGGTGCACGCAGTCCCACTGCAGGCCGAGGATCTCCTCGCGGCGCAGCCCGGCGTATAGCCCGATCATCACAAAGGGATAGATGCGCGTGCCCGCGATCGCGTCCTCCAGCGTGCGCATCTGCTGGCGGGTAAGCGCCTCTTTTTCCGCTGCACGCTTGCCGCCGGCGCGCAGATCTACACAGGGATTTGCACGCACGACGCCGGCCTTTTCGCCCGCGGCAAAAATTTTTTTAAGCGCGCAGACGATCTTATCCTGCGAGCTGCGCGACAGATCCGCACAGGCCAACATGACGTCGGCGATGTCGCCCGGCGTCACGTCCAGCATATGCCGTGCGCCGATGATGGGACAGATGTGGCGGTTGATGGCGATGGCGTAGTCGGACTTGCGGCTGTCGCTCAGGCGCGGCGTGTACAGCTTGTACCATGCCTGCGCATACTGCCACACAAGTGGATTTTCCGCGAGCTGCTTGCGGCGCTCGATCTCCGCGGTGCGCTCGGCGACCTTTTGCGCCAGCTCCTGCGGCGTTTTTGCGTAGACGGCGATGTAGACGCCGCGCTCGTCCCTGATCTTTCTCTTGATATATTTTTGCATAGCAAATGCGCCTTGCATCTTGCGCGCCCGGCATGGGCGTGATAAGATAACAGGGCAGACTACCCCCTTATTGCTTGGGTTGGGTTTTCTGTGTCAGCCGTCCGGTGTGCCAGCACCGGGCGGCTATTTTGTTATGTGTCCAAAGTGGACACGGGTTCTTGCTCCTGCTCCGGGCGGACGAGGATCTCGATCGCAGCGCCGTATTCCGTCTCGTCCTTGATCAGATCGTAGTGCTCCGTGCCGTCATCGTCGTCGTCACAGATCACCACCTTGTACTTGCCGCCGTAGATCTCCGCCGTGACGCCGAGGACGCGCCCGGCGCGCTGGAGGTTATGGACGCGGCCGGTGCTGCCGCGCTTGATGTAGCCGATGTGCTGCCCGGCGATCAGCACCTTGATGGCGTTGGGGTCGTGTTCGTTGTCCGGGTCGTCGACCAGCTCGACCGGCCCGTCTGTAAAAGTGTACTGATAGATGCGCTCGTCCGTCAGATCGTCGTCGATGATCTCGCGCTTTGTAAGATCATAGTCGGGATTTTCCTGCGCCAGCGCCATGATTGCATCCATGTGGTAGGACGTGCCGGCAAGCTTGTGGCGCTCAAACTTTGCGCGGGGCTTTTCGGGCGCTTTTGCGGCTGCTGCCTTGGCTGCGGCTGCGTCCGCTTGCTTTTGCGCCCACTGCTCGCGCAGCTCGGCGGCGTGTGCTGCGTCGGCAGCTTCGCGCGCTGCCTTTTTCGCGCGGCTGTACTGCAAGACAAAGACGACTGCAAGCACGGCTGCCGCGACCATAAGCGCTCCGGCTGCGTAGCCGACCGCATTGGCGTGGATGGTGTTGCGGTTGGCGCTTGCAAGGGCGTCGCCAGCAACAGCCGCGACGATCGCTGCCCAGATCGTCCAGTGCTGGTACCACTTTTTCATTTTTTGACTCTCCTCCCGTGTCCATTTTGGACACAATCAAAATTTTGCGCGCAGCTCGACCACGCGGCCGAGGATCTGCACGGGCAAGCTCTCAATCTCCTCGTTACTGTAATACATAGGCTCGTAGGCCGGATTGCTGGGTATCAGCGTCACGCCCTGCGGGCTCTTTTTTATGCGCTTGACGGTTGCATCGTCGCCGTTTACCAGCACGACGGCGATGTCGCCGCTGTCCACGTCCGGCTGGCGACGGACGATCACGACGTCGCCGTCCGAGATCTTGGGCTCCATGCTGTGGCCCTTGATCTGCAGGCCAAAGTACTCACCGTCTCCGGCGGCTTCAGCGCTGATGTCCTCCCAGTCGATGACCTCCTCGATCGCGTCGATGGGGATGCCGGCTGCCACGCGGCCGAGGACCGGGACGCGGATGTAGCCGGGGCGCGCTGGGGTTGCTGGCTGCCCGCCGAGCAAGTAGTCAAGTGACACATCAAAATAATTCGCAATGCGCCGATATGTGTCGGTATCCGCCTCGTATTTGCCTGTCTCGTACCCAGACAGGGCGGCCTGACTGACATTGACCGACTTGGCGAGGTCTGCTTGTTTGACATTGTCGCGCTTGCGCAACTCCTTAATTCTATTCATTTTTATCAACTCCGTTGATATCAAGATAATTGATAAAAATCGAAAAGTAAACGCAATATCAAGATAATTGAAAAAATATATTGACATATCAACATACTTGATATAAGATAGTAAATGCAATCAAGATAATTGATAAGCGGAGGTGATACCTTGGACGGCATCAAAATTTGCCGCGCGAAACGCGGTTTGACGCAGGCGGAGCTCGCGTCGGCGCTGCATGTAGGGCAAAGCACGGTCGCGATGTGGGAGACCAGCGGGTCATACCCACGCGCCGATATGCTCCCAGCAATCGCGGCAGCGCTGAGCTGCACGATCGACGACCTGTATAACGTGCCGGCCTGACCGGCAGAAAGGAGCAAAAACATGCCTGTTACCGTTGACCTTGTCTTTAGCTTGGCGTTACATGCGCAAAACGAATACATCCTTAAATTGAACAAGGCATTATTCGGCACGCCCGACAGTCCGCCGGAGATAGACGAAACGCTCCGCAAAGCGCTTGCTACGGCGGAGCTGGAAGCACTGCGCATCGAGGAGCTGCGCAACAAACTCGATGACAGTATCTTAGCAATGGAGGCGTAAAAACACCATGCAGCACAACTACCACAATATCAGCCAAACCGGTAGACGCATTGCCGGCATGACGCAGGAGCGCTGGGCGGAGGCGCTGGACATCTCCGTCGAGAGCGTGCGCCTGTATGAGTCCGGCCGCGGGATGCCGTCAGACGATGTTGCGACGCGGATGGCCGAGGTGTCCGGTGCGCCGGTGCTCGGCTACTGGCATCTGCTTAACAAGTCGCGCGTCGCTGCCGACCTGCTGCCGCAGGTGGACACCATCGCCCTGCCGCAGGCCGTGATCCAGCTGCTGCGCCGGATCCGCGACTTTGACAGCTCGCACCGCATCGACCGCCTCGTGGACATTGCCGAGGATGGCCGCATCGACCAGGACGAGCGTCCGGACTTTGAGCAGATCACGCGCGAGCTCGACGGGATCGTCCAGGCTGCCATGCAGCTCAAGTATGCGAGAGGAGGGGATGAGGATGGCCATGCTGACGACTAAGGACGTGTGCGAGCAGCTGTCGATTTCGCGGTCGTCTGTCGGCCGTCTGGTCGCGCTGGGCGACCTGCCGTGCTACCAGCTGGGCAAGTCCCTGCGCTACTACCAGGCGGACATTGACGCCTATCTGGAGCGCTGCCGTGTCAAGGTGTCGCCGGCCATAACTTGCGCGCCGGTGCAGCAGCCAGCGCCTCAAAAGCGCAAGCGCGGCCGCCCGATCAAAAACACGACGCCGGAGTATTACCCCGGCATGAAAGTGGTGTGACCTATGCAGACGAGACAAAAAAAGAGCCGTGCCCGCGGCAACGGACACGACTCAGGTGCAAAAAAGTGCAATAGCTATTGCACTTATATCTTACAGCAGATCCAAAACGATTGCAAGGGAGGATTTTGAGATGGCCGTGATGCGCGTCGAAAAGTCGACAAATTACACTGTCATGAGCAACCGCCATCTTGACGACACCCGCCTGAGCCTCAAGGCAATCGGCCTACTGAGCAAGATCCTGCGTCTGCCGGACGACTGGGATTACACGCTCGAGGGCCTCGCCCATATCTGCAAGGAGGGCAAGGACGCCATCCGGTCCGCGATCGTGGAGCTGGAGCAGGCGGGCTACATCGAGCGCCGCCAGACGCACGCGGCGGACGGGTCTTTTGCGGGCAACGAGTACATCGTGCACGAGGTGCCGCTGGGCGCGGATGCGCCACCGTCGTTGGATAATCCCACAACGGTGTCACCGTCGTCTGGAAACCCGTCGACGGATAACCCGTCAACGGGAAATCCAACGCAACCAAATACTAAAGATACCAAGTACTTAGATACTAATACCCCCCTTACCCCCCAGAGGGGGCGGCGAGCGCCGAAAAAAGAGCCAGGACGAGAGCCGACGTGGAAGCCGGAGCGCTTTGAGGCTTTTTGGCGATACTACCCGCGCGGCGAGTCCAAGCGGACAGCGATCGCGGCGTGGGACAAGCTCAAGCCGGACGATGCGCTGATCGACGACATCGCCAGAGCGCTCAAGCGACAGATGGCTAGCGAGGAGTGGCAGCGTGGCGTTGGCATCCCGTATGCGGCTACATACCTCAACCAGCGCCGCTGGGAGGACGAGCCACACGCGCCGGCAGAGCAACCGGCGGAGGGAGGAGGTCTGCCGCTATGGACGTAAAGCAGACACTGATCGATGCGCAGGCGGCCGTGATCGGCAGCGTGCTGATCTCGCCGGAGATCGTCGGCGACGTGATGCTGCGCGTATCGGCGGAGGACTTTTTGACGCCGGAGTACCGGCACGTGTACGATGCCATCCACGCACAGTGGTCCGCGTGCCAGACGGTCGACGTGGTCACGGTGCTGCACCGCCTGGGCGATGCATATCGGCAGATGCTGGTGCAGATCATGGCCGACACACCGACGGCGGCGCACTGGGAGGCGTATGCCGACGTGATGCGCGAGCAGGCAAGGCTTACACGCATCAAGGATGCGGCAGCCAAGATGCTCGACGCGGCGACGCTGGACGAGGCGCGCGCGGCCGTCGAGGCGGCGAGCGAGTGCCTGTGCGACAGCAAGACGCTGCGCGTCGTCAGCTGGCATCAGGGCCTGTGCGAGTTTTACCAGCGCCACGCCGATGGGCATCAGCCGGACTATCTCCGCTGGGGCATCCGGCAACTGGACGAGAGGCTCTACGCCGAGCGCGGCGATCTGATCATCCTCGGCGGCCTGCCGAGCAGCGGCAAGACGCTGCTGGCGACGCAGTTTGCGATGCACATGGCGCGCTCCGGTCTCCGGGTCGGGATTTTTAGCCTAGAGACGTCGGACGCCAAGCTGTACGACCGCATGGTCGCGCAGACGGAGGGCATCAACTTTGGCCGCATCAAGCGCAACCAGATGGTGCTGGACGACTACAAGACGGCGTCGACCGCGATCCAGACGGCGGAGCACATCCACCTTGATGTCATCCGCGCGGGCGGTTTCGGCGTTGCCGATGTGCAGGCGGTCGCCATGGCGCGGCGGTACGACGTGATCGTCATCGACTACGTGCAGCTGCTGCAGGCAAAGGGTAACACCCGCGTCGAGCAGGTGACCAACATCTCGCTGGCGCTGCACACGATGGCGCAGCGGGCCGGCATCGCCGTGATCGCGCTGTCGCAGCTGTCGCGCCCGGAAAAAGGACAGCAGCGCAGCCGTACACCGTCGATGTCGGACCTGCGCGAGTCCGGCCAGCTGGAGCAGGACGCGGATGCCATCATGATCCTCGCGGCGCAGCCCGGCGGCGACCGGGTGCTGTCGATCGTCAAAAACAAAGAGGGCGAGCGCGGCGCGATCGAGCTGGTCTTTGACGCGGCGCACCTGCGCATGGCGCCGCTTGTGTCCAAATCGGACACGGCCGCAGACCACGACGACGAGGACGACTGGCCGCGGATGCAGGCATGGCCGCGCACCGCGGAGGGAGGAGGCGAGCTGCCATAAAGATCGGAGACAAGCTCCCCGGCATGGTGCCGTCCTATGGGTCGACGTGCTCGGGCTTTTCATCGGACGGGCAAGCATTTACGGCGACCGTGGTGTACATCCATCCACAGCGGCGATTTTACACCGTGGAGTTTGATCTGCCCCGCGGACGCAAGTGCCGCGAGAGCTACTACTTCCCGGACCGCGCCGGCGACGACACGCTGCCGCGCAAGGACCGGCAGCCGAGACTGCCGGGCAGCCCAAAAAAGAAATAAAGCAAGAGGTGCAAAAAGTGAAAGTTATCAGCATTGTGAATCTCAAGGGCGGTGTCGGCAAAACCGCCACGGCCATCAACATGGCCAGCATCCTGGCGACGGAGCACGGCAAGAGCGTGCTGCTGATCGACGCAGACCCGCAGGCCAACGCGACCCGCTTTTTCGGCGGCGACCACGCGCCGGTGACGCTATACGACGTTTTCACGCGACCGAGCTCGTGGGACGAGTGCTGCTGGATGACGCAGGTCGACGGCGTGGACATCATCCCGGCCAGCATGGACCTGCTGCAGCTCGACGTCGCGGCGGCAACCGCGGACAAGTCGCTGGTCTCCGGCTTTGGGGACTTTATGGCGGCGGAGTTTGCGGAGTCCGACTATGACTACGTCCTCATTGACTGCCCGCCTGGCTTTACGGCGGTGTCGATCGCGGGCATCTCCGTCAGCGATGACATCATCATCCCGGCCAAGGTCGATGCCTTTGCCATCTCCGGCATCGACGAGCTGACGGCGCAGATCCGCGCCGTGCAGACGGTGCGCAGCGGCATACGGATCGCCGGCGTGCTGGTGACGATGTGGCACAACGCCCCGGTCGTCACGCAGGGCGAGCAGTACCTGCGCGCCATGGATGTGCCGGTGTTTGAGACTACGATCCGCCGCACAGACAAGATGGACGAGGCAACCTTTGCACGCCAGCCGATCAGTACATACAGCCGGTGGTGCGCGGCCGCCCGCGACTACCGCGACTTTGTGGACGAGTACCTGGGCAAGGAGGCGGCAGACGATGAGTAATTTTAACCTCGCCGACTACATCCAGCCGCCGGCCGGTGCCGCGAAGCCTGCCGAGCGCAAGCTGCAGATGATCCCCACGCGCAAGATCTTTGCAAACGACAAAAATTTTTATGACACGTCCAAGGTCGACGACCTGATTGACAGCATCCTGATGCAGGGGCTACTCGACCCGCTGACCGTCCGGCCGTCCGGAGACGGCGAGGGCTACATCATCATCTCCGGCCACCGGCGCCACCGCGCGCTGATGACGATCCTGGACGATCATCTCGCCGAGGACACAAAGCCCTTTGAGACAACGCCGTGCTTTGTGCGCGAGCCGGGCGACGAGCTGATGGAGGAGCTGATGCTGATCCAGGCCAACAGCGCGACGCGCGTGCTGACCTCGGCGGAGACCTCCAAGCAGGTCGACCGTGTGCGCGATTTGCTGTACGGCCTCAAGTCCCAGGGCTACGAGTTCCCGGGCCGGATGCGCGACTACGTCGCCAGCGCGTGCAATATTTCGGCGTCCAAGATCGCGCGGCTGGACACGATCAAGACCAAGCTGATCCCGCAGATCAAGCAGTACTATGACGACGGCCGCATGCCCGAGAGCGTGGCCTACGAGATCGCCAAGTGCTCCGCGGACGACCAGCAACTGATCGCCAAGGTCAAGGGCAACGGCCAGGACGGCCTGGGCGCCATGCGCTGCGGCGAGGCCGAGCGCATCCTGAGCGACCGCGACAGTCTCGCCGCCCGCAAGTGCAAGTATGCATGCGGCGTCCCGTGCGGCAACATGGTCAAATCGCTGCAAAAGACGACCGGCAACTACATGCGCAGCTGCGAGCACACCTGCTGCATGGAGTGCTACGACATTGCCACGTGCGACAAATACTGCAAGGTCGCCAAAGACAGGCACCTGCAGCTCCGCGAGGACAAGGCAAAGACCGAGCAGTGCCGCGAGGAGCGCTGGCGCGAGGAACGGAAGCAGCGCGCCGATAAGTGCGCGGCGTACTGGGCGAGGCTGCACGACGCGATCGATCAGCACGGGCACAGCGCGGAGCTCGCCGCAGTGATGCATATCACGGAGACGGCGCTCGAGGCAGGCGACACATACTACGCGCCGTACCGGCAGTGCATGCCGGAGGAGCTCGACGCACTGGTCGCGGCGGCGGATATCCTCGGCGTGACTACGGACTATCTGCTCGGCAGGACGGACAACCCGCACTTTACGACGCTGCCGCAGCGCGAGAGCAAAAAGGAGGACGACGCATGAAAATCTACATAGCAGGTAAGATCACCGGAGACCCGTACTATAAGGCCAAGTTTGCCCGCGCCGCTGCGGACATCGCCGATGCCGGCCACACGCCCATCAACCCGGCCATGCAGCCGGAGGGCATGAGCAACGCCGACTATATGCGCATCAGCTTTGCGCAGCTGGACAGCGCCGACGCAGTCGCGTTTTTGCCGGACTGGGAGGACTCCAAAGGTGCACGGATTGAGCACCTTTTGGTGGAGTACACCGGCAAGCCGACGTATGACATCAAGTCTGCGCGCTATTACAGGTGGACGCTTGCGACAACACGCGATGGCAAAATCCGCGGCGTCGTCGACGGGCGCTGGGATTTTAACGGCATGACAAGCGACGAGGTCATGGATACGTTACGGCTTTGCAACGGAGCCGGCTTTGAAAACTGTGGCAAGTGCCCGCTGTACGACATCGACAACTGTGATGCTGTACTGATGCAGGCTGCCTTTGAGCTGCTGCAACATCATCAATTTTTAATCGACGAGCAGGAGGCCGGCCATGGCAAATAAGAAACGGTGCGAAACCTGCACCGAGGAATGCGCCAAGTCTAAAATGGCGCATGAGGCCGCCGTCGGCAGAATGTATGCCACAAAGCAGTTTGTTGCGCAGCAAAAGAAGATTGAAAGCGGCCAGCTTGTCGAGGTGGTGCGCTGCAAGGACTGTGCCCATAGGACTGAGATGGGTAATTGCGGGCACCCACGCCACCATGGGATTTTGCCGCCAGCGTATCCCTATGATTTTTGCAGCTACGGCGCGCGGATGGACGGTGACGACGATGCCAAAGCGGATTAACCCGCGCCGGAGACCGGCGACACAAGCAGACGTGCAGCGCGCAAAGGACACGGCGACGGCGGATGCCTGCCGCGTGACGCTGGCAATCTTTTTCACGGCTCTGCTGGACAAGGAAGGCATGGGCACAGAGCAGCTCCAGCGCATATGGCGCGAGGTCGAGGCCCTAAGCGAGAGCGTGCGCGACGGATATGTCTCCGCGCCAGACCTGATCCGCGTGCTGCGCGAGGAATATGAGATCGACATCATAGGAGGATAACGGATGCAAAGCGTGACATATCGGCGGCGCAACTATCTTTTTGCAGTGCGCCGCAAGGTCGTCGATGACCGGCTCGGCTGGACGATCTGTATGCGATCACCGCGCACGCACGAGTGGCTGCCGGTCCTCGGTGAGCGACCTTTTACCAGCAGCGTGGCGGCGGAGGCGCGGCTCGCGGATCTCGCGCACATCAATCGCTGGGAGGTCGCGCACTCGGTCGGCGTCGCTTTTGCGCAGGGCGAAAACAAGTAAAAAGGGATGGCGGGGCTGCGGCCCCGCCGTTTTGCGTCTGATGAGAGGAGGAGATAACATCAACGAGGCGTATAACATGGACTGCTTGGATGCGATGCGGCAAATGCCGGACAAAGCGTTTGACCTTGCGATCGTTGACCCGCCATACGGCGGAGGGGCGGGTTCACAGTTTGTTCAAGTAGAGAGAGAGAGAGAGAGCCGGGCCGACGGGGCTCGTCGGCGGACACGCAGACTACGAGCACCGCAAACGCTCGCGCTTCGGCGGCTGGTTTGACAAGTACCATATCGACAACGCGGACGGGCGGGACGTGGGCGGCCAAGTATCAGATGCGCACAGGGGGTATCTTTAGCTCGGACATCTCGCATTGGGATGTCGCGCCGCCGCTGGAGTACTTCCAGCAGCTCGCTCGCGTCAGCAAAAACCAGATCATCTGGGGCGGTAACTACTTTGACCTGCCGCCAACCCGCTGCTTTATCATCTGGCGCAAAAGCAACATCCCACTGGAGGGCTTCTCGATGGCGCCGGTGGAGTATGCGTGGACGTCACTCAACCGCAACGCCGCCATGCACGAGTGCTTTTCCAACGGTGGATCTGGCCGGGAGGAGCGATTCCATCCGACACAAAAGCCGGTCGCGCTGTACGAGTGGTTGCTGGCCAAGTTTGCTCAACCTGGAGACCGCATCCTTGATACGCATCTAGGCAGCGGCAGCAGCCGGATCGCGGCGTACAACCTTGGCTTTGATTTTGTGGGCTTTGAGATCGACAAAACATATTTTGATTTGCAGCAACAGCGTTTCGCGCGGCACACCGCGCAAATGTCACTGTTTTAGGGGGGCACATGGCAAAAACAAAAAGACTTAAAAAGCAGACGGCCGGCAGGCTGGTGCGGGCCGTGTGCTACACGCAGGTGCTTGCGACGGATGCGCCGAGGGCGCGAGCCGAAAAGGCCAAGTGCTCAACGGCGGCGCGCAGGAAGCTAAATTATCGCTTTGCGTACCAAAAGCTGCAGATGCAGCTCGCGGCCAACTTTACGCGCCGCGACCTGTATGTGACGCTTACATACGACGACGCACATCTGCCGCCAAACCGCAAGGCCGCGAAAAAGCAGGTCGCCGCATTTTTTGATCGGATGCGCCGGCAGTACCGGCGGGCCGGGCGCGAGCTGCGCTATGTGTACGTCACGCAGGAGATCCAGCGCGACGGAAGCCGACGACTGCACCACCATCTGATCATCAGTGCGACGGGCGCGGGAGACTACGACACCATCCGCGCGCTGTGGCCAAACGGCGACAATGTCGAGATCCTGCCAATCGGCGAGACAGAGATGTATGTGCATGACGATTTTTTAGAGCTGGCACAGTACCTGCTCCACGAGCGCAACCCGGACGCGCCGGCCACAGCGGTCGGAGACCGTGGTTGGAACGCGAGCCGCAACCTGCGCAAGCCGGTCGAGGAGTCCGAGATGGTGGACGAGTCGGTCACGGTCACCGCGCCGCCGGGCGCGTACATACTGGACACGGACCACAAGCAAAACGAGTTTGGCTGCTATGATTATATAGTGTATCTGCTGCCGGAGCGCCGAGCGCGCAAAGAGTAGATGCCTATATTATCTGTCTTGGGGTTGTGTATATCTTTAGACGCAGCCCAAACAAAATGGAGGGATTTACTTGCAAAAGGATTGCAAAAGCAGTAAAATGATAGTGCAAGGCAACCGGGCCGTGTGCCCAGTGTGCCAAGCAGTGACGCGCGTCGTCATCCTGCCGGACACGGTGGTGCTCAACTTCCCACTGTACTGCCACCGGTGCAGACGGACGACGATCGTCGATTACAACCGCATACGCCTGAGCGATCTGATTACGCAGCAATGTGTGTCAGTCGCTCGGGCGTTTTTTATTTTGCGCAGATCGCCGGGCGTCTCGGAGGTGATAGCCCGTTATGGCGAGACAAGCGCTGGCCGCCGCTGCGCGCCCGCATCCTGCGCCGCGATGACTACCTGTGCCAGCAGTGCCTGCGATACGGCAAGCACCGCGCGGCGACGACTGTGCACCACTGCTACCCGGCCGGGCGCTATCCAGGCTATGCCTGGGCGGCCTGGAATCTTGTCAGCCTTTGCTCACGCTGCCACGACGCGATGCACGACCGCAACAGCGAGCAGCTCACGCCGCTGGGCGAGCAGTGGCGACAGCGCGCCGAACGGCGCAAGCCCCCCCTCTCGTGACCTCCAGCGTTTACCATCCGGGGACCGGCGGGGAGGACTCTTTCCAACCGCGCCGGGTTTCCGGCGCGGGGGGATCGCGCGGGAACAAGTCAACCGGGCGCACGCGCGGGAACCTTGGAGGCGGCATTTTTGCAGCCCTGCGATTTTTGCGCAAAAACGAATCAATCCCGGCTAAAAACGTGGCCGGAACCGTGTCCAAATCGGACACAAAAGGAGCGTGAGACATGAGCAAGCGCGAGGATGCGATCCGCGACAACATGCGGCTCGCCGGCACCTACAACCAGGCCTTTGAGCCGATCATCAAGACGCTCGCCCGCATCCAGACGGAGCTTGCAAAGGCCGAGCGAGACTGGCGCGCGAACGGCGGAGAGTTTGTGACCGAGTACACCAACAAAAGCGGAGCGACCAACGCGGTAAAAGATCCTTACTACTCCGTGGTCGAGGGGCTGCGAGGGCAGATCGTCGACATCTCGGCGCAGCTTGGTCTGACGCCGACCGGCCAGCGGCGCGTGCTCGGCAACGCAAAGGCAGCACCGACCGGGCCGACCGCACTGGAGCGCGCGCTCGCCGAGGCACGAGAGAGGGCCGGAAAATGACCGGCGCGAATGCAGACCTGCTGCGCACGCAGCTCGGCGATCACCGCAACGCCTCGGATGTCCTTGCCTACGTCACCGGCTGCTTGGACGGGACGATCCTTGTCTGCCCGGATATCCGGCAGGCGTGCGAGCGCTTTGTCACGGATCTTGCCGACCCGCGCTGGGATTTTCGGCCGGCCGAGGCGGAGTACGCGATCGAGCTGATCGAGACTATGCTGTGCCACCAGCAGGGGCAGCGGCTGGACGCCACTCCACTCCGCGGACAGCCGTTTTTGCTCCTGCCGTATCACAAGTTTTGCGTGTACAACTTGCTTGGCTTTTACCTCCGCGGCACGTCGGAGCGCCGCTTTAAGGAGGCGTTTATCTTTGTGCCGCGCAAAAACATCAAGACGACCTTTGCGGCCGCGCTCGCCTGGGCGCTGGCGCTGATCGAGTCGCCGTCCGGGTCCAAGGTGTACATCGTGTCTGCTGCGCTCAAGCAGTCGCTGGAGTCTTTTGGCTTTTTGGCCTACAACGTCAGGCGGCTCGGCCTGTCCCAGGACGACGACCCAAACGGGATGCGCATCCTGGACAACAACGCCGAGCGCAGCATCTCCGGCAGCGTCGGCGACGGATCTATCTACATCAACGCGCTGGCATCCAACCCGGACCAGCAGGATAGTTTTAACGCCAACATCATCATCGCCGACGAGCTGCACGCCTACAAGTCGCCCAAACAGTACAACGTACTCAAGGAGGCGACCAAGGCGTACACCAACAAGCTCGTCATCGGCATCTCGACGGCGGGTGACCGCGAAAACAGCTTTTGTGGTTACCGGCTTAAGTACTGCAGGCAGATCCTTAACGGCACGATCAAGTCCGCGGATGCGGATGCGCTTTTTGTGTACATCGCGGCTGCTCCGGTCGATGAGTCCGGCAACGTGGACTACACCAACGCCGACGTGCAGCGCATGGCAAACCCCGCCTATGGGGAGTCCATCCGCCCAAACGACATCATGAACGATGCGCTGCAAGCGCAAAACGACCCGCAGCAGCGCAAAGACTTTTTTGCAAAGTCCTTGAATGTCTATACATCGGCCATGAAGGCTTACTTTAACATCGCCGAGTTCCGGGCGTCGGATGCCAAATATCACTGGACGATCGAGGAGCTGGCGAAGCTGCCGATCAAGTGGTACGGCGGCGCCGATCTGTCCAAGATGCACGACCTGACGGCCGCCTGCCTGTATGGCGTGTACCAGGGCGTCAACATCATTATCCCGCACTGTTGGTTTCCGATCACGGCAGCGGCCGTCAAGGCCGAGGAGGACAACATCCCGTTGTTTGGCTGGCAGGAGGACGGCTGGCTGAGCATGAGCAACGATAAGTCCGTCAACCACGCGGAGATCGTGGCGTGGTTTGTGCGGATGCGGCAGATGGGCTTTAAGATCGCCGAGGTCGGGCACGACCGGAAATTTTGCCGCGAGTACTTTGCCGGCATGAAAAAGGCAGGCTTTAAGATCATCGACCAGCCGCAGTATTTTTACAAAAAATCTGAGGGCTTTAGGCACATCGAGGCGGCTGCGAAAAACGGCCTGCTGTACTACCTCCACGCCGAGCCCTACGAGTACTGCGTCCAAAACGTGCGTGCGGTCGAAAAGACGGACGACATGATCCAATACGAGAAAATCGAGCCGACGCTGCGCATTGACGTCTTTGATGCGTCCGTCTTTGCGGCAATTCGGATGCTGGAAAACTCTGAAAAAGCAGCCAAAGACCTTGGCTGGTTTGCATGACAGGAGCGTGAGATATGAGACTTTTCGCGGGCCGCAAGGCGGCCAAAAAGCGAGGTGCCGGCGGCCTGATCGGGTGGATCGTCGGCAGCGACGGGTCTGCGATGCAGGTGCCCGGCTACACCCGGCTGATCGACTGCCCGGAGGTCGCCGCGGCGGTCGATGCGATCGCCGGCAGCGTCTCCAGCATGACCATCCACCTAATGGAAAACACCAAGGCGGGCGACGTGCGCGTGCGCGATGCGCTGGCGACCAAGGTGGATATCAACCCCTACGGTCTGACCACACGCAAGACGTGGGTCGAGTGGATCGTGCGCACAATGCTGACGGCCGGCGATGGCAACGCCTTTGTGCTGCCGGTGACGTCCAACGGCTACCTGGACGACCTGATGCCGATGCCGGATGCAACCGCGCAGCCGGTCGGCGACAGCTACGTCGTGCAGTGGCGCGGGCGCAGTTTTGCACCGGACGAGGTGCTGCACTTTGTGCTCCACCCGAACTTGACCTATCCGTGGCGCGGCACCGGATACCGGGTGCAGCTGCGCGACGTGACCGCTGGCCTCAAACAGGCAGCCGCCACGAAAAAGGGCTTTATGTCCACAAAATGGAAACCGTCGATTATCGTCCGCGTGGACGGCATCGCCGAGGAGTTTGCCGGCAAAGAGGGCCGCCGCAAATTTTTGGACGATTATCTGAGCACCGACGAGGCCGGAGAGCCGTGGGTGGTGCAGGCGGACCTGATGGACGTGCAGCAGATCAAGCCCCTGTCGCTGCAGGATCTGGCGATCAACGACGCCGTGACCCTGGACAAGCGCACAGTCGCCAGCGTGATGCATGTCCCGGCGTTTTTGCTGGGCGTCGGGGACTATGACCAGGACGCCTACAACAACTACGTGCGCTCGACAGTGATGGAGATCGCCACGGCCATCCAGCAGGAGCTGACCAAAAAGCTGCTGCTCTCGCCGGCCAGGTATTTCCGCCTCAATCCGCGCAGCCTGTATGCCTATAGCATGGCCGACCTGTCGTCGGTAGCGTGCGACCTGTATGTGCGCGGCCTCATGACCGGCAACGAGGTGCGCGACTGGCTGGGCATGACGCCCAAAAAGGACCTCGACCAGCTCGTGATGCTGGAAAACTACATCCCCGCCGGCATGATCGGCGACCAAAAAAAGCTGATCCAGGATCAGCAGAAGGAGGGCACAGATGCCTGATATTAACAGCCGGCACGGCCGGCAGCTGCGGAGCATCCCGCAGCAGTTTTGCACACGGGAGGACGGAGACGAGCTGATCATCGAGGGATACTTTGCCGTCTTTGACAGCCCGTACACTTTGTGGGACGGCGCGACGGAGATCGTCAAGCCGGGCGCTTTTGCCGGATGCCTGTCCGGCGACATCCGCGCCCTGATCGACCACGACACGCGGCTTGTGCTTGGCCGCACCAAAGCAGGCACACTGGAGCTGCGCGAGGATGCGCGCGGCCTTTGGGGTAGCATCAAAATCAATCGAGCCGACACCGACGCCATGAGCCTTTATGCGCGCGTCCAGCGCGGTGACGTCGACCAGTGCTCTTTTGGCTTTGATATCGAGGAGGAGACCTTTGTCGACCTCGGCGGTGGAAAGTGCCGCTGGGAGATCACCAAGGTCAACCCACTGTATGAGGTCTCCGTCGTGACTTTCCCGGCCTACGAGGAGACCGCCGTCAAAGCCCGCCATGCGGATCTCGCCGAGATCCAGCGCCGGCAGGCAGAGGCGTGGAAAACCAAGATGAAAACCAGACTGACAGGAGGAGACAAACATGGCACTTAAAGTACTGCTGCTGCGCAATAAGCTGTCCGCCGTCAACGCGACGCTTGCACAGCTGCGCGAGCAGGCTGCGGCGCTGGAGACCCGCGAGAGCGAGCTGGCCGCAGACATCGAGGCGGCCCAGACCGACGACGAGCGCGCCGCCTGCGAGACGGCAATCGGCGAGTTTGAGGCGGACCGCGACAAGGTGACGGCAGACATCGAGGCCGCCGAGGTGGATGCCGCGAGCCTGACCGAGCAGATCGAGGCCGCCGAAGCCAACGCCGCCGAGGCCCGCAGTGCAGCCCACACCAACCCCACACATCACACTGAGAGAGGAGCACACAACACTATGCCTACCAACACCGCGGGCGGTGATGCCCGCAGCCGTTTTTACGGCATGACCTACGCCCAGCGCGACGCATTTTTTGCCCGCGAGGACGTCACCGCATTTTTGACCCGCACCCGTGAGATGCTTGGCCAGCAGCGCGCCGTGTCCGGCGCAGCCCTCGGCATCCCCGAGGTGATGCTGGACATCGTCCGCGACAACATCAACCGCTACAGCAAGCTGATCGGCTACACCCGCCTGCGCCAGGTGCGCGGCAAAGCGCGCCAGAACATCGTCGGCACCGTGCCGGAGGCTGTGTGGACGGAGACGGTCGGCACGCTCAACGAGCTGACTATCACCATCAACCAGGTTGAGACCGACGGCTACAAGGTCGGCGGCTACGTCTTTGTCTCCAACTGCTACCTGGAGGACGACGACAACATCGGCCTGGCGACCGAGATCCTTGACCAGCTCGGCCAGGCGATCGGCTACGCGCTGGACAAGGCCATCCTGTTTGGCACCGGCACCAAGATGCCGGTCGGCATCGCCACTCGCCTGGCGGCTGCAACGTCTTCGGCGTGGTGGGGCACCAATCAGGGCACCTTTACCAACCTCAGCACCAGCAACATCAAAAAGCTCAACATCGCCGCCAAAAACGGCGCGGAGTTTTACGCCGAGCTCATCGGCGCGCTGGGTGTCGCCGATACCAAGTATTCGGCCGGCAAGCCCGTCTGGGTGTGCAATCACAAGACGCACATTGACCTGCAGGCCAAGGCACTGGCCTTTAACAGCGCGGCGGCCCTGACCGCCGGCGTCACGTCCGAGCTGCCGGTCATCGGCGGCCAGATCGTGGAGCTGGACTTTGTCCCGGACAACCAGATCATGGGCGGCTACATGGATCTGTATCTGCTGGCCGAGCGCGAGGGCACGACCCTCGAGCAGTCCACGGAGGTCAAATTTATCGAGGACCAGACTGCGTTTAAGGCAACCGCCCGCTACGATGGCAAGCCGGTGCGCGGCGAGGCGTTTGTGATCGTCCGCTACGACAACACGGCGGCGGCCACCAGCCTGACCTTTGCGTCAGATGCGGCCAATACGACGCAGGCCACGCCGCCCGTTGGCGGCGGCGACTAATGGCGGACGTCAGCTCGGCCGAGACGGTGCTTGCGCTGCTCAAGGCTGATCTCGGCGTGACGCACACCAAGCGCGACGAGTACTTTGCGGCGCTGATCGCCGCCGCCGGCAAGATGCTGCGCACCGAGGGAGTCGTCCTGGATATGGACGACCCCGGCGACCAGCTGCTGCTGGAGATGTACGCCGCGCACCTGCACGAGCGCAGGCAGCAGCCGACCATGGCGATGCCGCGCTACCTGCGGGCCAAAATCAACAATCGGCTCTGCCATCAGCAGATGCAGGGCTAAGGTACAACACGCCGGTGTGTCCACATTGGACACGCCGGCAAAGGAGGGAGACGTGTGTACGATGATGTAATCAATCTGATCGCCATTGACGAGCGCGGCAACGATGTCGGCAAGCATGAGGTGTTTTGCCGGCGCGAAAGCATCACGCGCGCCGAGCACTACCAGGCGGCCGCCGTTGGCCTGCACCCGTCGGTGCAGTTCCGGCTGGCCGACTGGAGAGACTACGACGGACAGCGATTCGTCGAGCACGAGGGCAAGCGCTACATCGTCGAGCGCACCTACGAGACGCGCGACGGCGGTCTCGAGATCGTGGTGAGGTGATGGGCGCATGATGGTGATGGCAAACGAGCTCGGCGATGCGATCGCGGGTGTGCTGGCTGAGTACAGCCGTGACGTGCAGGATAAGCTGCGCAAAATCGTAGATGCAAGTATGCGCGAGCTGGTGACCACTACGCGCAAAACCGCGCCGAGGCGCAAGTCCGGCACCGGGCACTACTACAAGCAGATCGCGTCCAAGCTGACGCTTGATACGGACAGCGGATACGCGCGGACGTGGTACGTCAAATGGCCGGACTACCGTCTGACGCACTTGCTGGAGTTTGGGCACCAAAAGATCAACGGCGGCCGCGTCGAAGGCACGCATTTTTTGCAAAAAGCGGTGACACAAGTCACCGAGAAGTACTTGCAGCAAGTGGAGGAGGCGGTAAGCGGTGGCTGATATCATCCCCACGGTGCTCGACGGCATCCAGCACATCGAGACGTGCTGGGCTATGCCGCCGTCGCTGCCGTATGCCGTCTATCACGACCGGGCGACCCGTCGCGGCGCCGACCTGTACAACGGCATCACAGAGCACAACATCACGATCGAGCTCTACGCGCAAAAGCCCGCCGAGGATCTCGAGGCCCTGATCGAGCAGCGGCTCGACGCGCTCGGCATCGAGTACGCCCGGCAGGAGCGCGAGTGGATTGACACTGAGCACTTTTTTATGACGGTGTACGACTTCTCCTACACCGAGAAAGGATTTGCATAATTATGGCACTCAAAAAACGAAAAGACATCACGCTTGGGTCCGGCAAGCTGTACGTGCAGGAGTACACCGGCACGACCGTGCCGGAGACCGAGGCGATTTGCACGGACGACAACATCCTGGGCTACATCTCCGGCGGCGCGACGCTGTCGTACAAGCCCACCTTTTACAATGCAAAGGACGATCTTGGACTTGTGTCCAAGACGGTGCTCACCGCCGAGGAGGTGACGCTTAAGTCCGGCGTGATGACGTGGGACGGCAACACGCTGGCCAAGCTCAGCGCGACGGCCCGCGTGACGGAGACCGACGCTGCAACAGGCAACCCCGCGAAGCGATCCGTTAAGATCGGCGGCGTCGACAACGCCGACGGCAAAAAGTATGTGCTGTGCTTTAAGCACGCTGACAAGGACGGCAAGCGCGAGCTTTACGTGCGCATTGTCGGCAAAAACCAGTCCGGCTTTGAGATCGCCTTTGCCAAGGACAAGGAGACCGTCATCGACGCTGAGTTTGCTGCCGACCCGATGGACGCGGAGGGCACGCTGATCTACTACGACGAGGTGTACACGGCATGACAAATCGCTTTACACTTGGCCAGCACAAAGCAATCTTTACACTGGCGCTGCAGGACGGCCGCGAGCTGCTGCTGACCGTGCCGCCGCTGAGCGTTTTTAAGCGGATGACGGCTATGCAGGACAGCGCAGGCGTGGACGAGATGATCGACATCGTCTGCGACATCCTTAACTGCAACCGCACGGGCGCGACCTTTACGCCCAAGGAGGTCGCCGGGCTTTTTGCCTTTGACGATCTCGTCGGCTTTTTTGCCGCATACTCCGACTTTGTCGCGGGGGCGACCAAGGCAAAAAACTGACCATCCCGTACTATCCCGATGACGGTGATGGTACGGGATGCCACTACACGATCGAGACGATCGGTGAGCATTTGGTGGCACAGTATGCCAACATGTCCTTGCCGGACGTCTGCGATCTGCTGCTGGACGACTATATGCTGCTGCTGCGCGACGCATTTATTGCGCGCAAGCTGCAGTCGGAGGACGGCCGCGAGTATCTGGATAACGCCTGGAGACTGGAGCAGACTGAGCCGGATGTGGACGGTCTGCGCAGCACCTTCGGGCGGCAGGAGGAGGTGGACGCTTGAGCGGCAAAGGTACGACACTTAAGGGCATCACCGTCGAGATCGGCGGCGACACCACAAAGCTTGGCGACGCGATCCTTAAGGCGCGCAAGTCGGCGAGCGATCTGAGCGGAGAGCTACGCGGCGTAGAGTCGCTACTTAAGCTCGATCCCACCAATACCGTCCTGCTTGCGCAAAAGCAGGATATCCTCGCCGAGTCGATCGCCGGCGCTAAGGACAAGCTTAAGATGCTGATCGCAGCGCAGGAGTCGATGTCCAAGCAGCTGGCCGATGGCAAGATCAGCCCGGAGCAGTACCGCGACTTTGAGAGAGAGATCGAGTCGACGCGCCAGCAGCTCACGCGGCTGGAGGCAGCTGCCTCCGGGACGGACGACGCCGTCGCTGATGTCGGTAACGCAGCCAGGGAGGCCGGCGAAAAGGCCGAAAAAGCCTCCGGCGGATGGTCCGTCTTAAAGGGCGCGCTGGCCGACCTGGCAGCGTCTGCAATCAAGACAGCCGCGAGCGCGATTGGCGACACGGCGAAGGAAATGATTACCGGCGCGGCGGAGTATGGCGATACAATCGATAAAATGTCGCAAAAGATGGGCATGTCGTCGGACGCTTACCAAGAGTGGGATTTTGTCCTGCAGCACTGCGGCGCGTCGATTGAGTCGCTCAAGCCAGCGATGAAAACGCTGGCCACAGCTGCCGAAAGCGGCTCGGACGCCTTTGCGCAGCTCGGCATATCGCAGGAGCAGATCGCTGGCATGTCGCAGGAGCAGCTTTTTGATGCCACGATTGCAGGTCTGCAAAATGTGACCGACGAGACGCAGCGGACATACCTTGCCGGGAAACTCCTTGGCAGGGGCGCGACGGAGCTCGGCCCGCTGCTTAACACAAGCGCGGACGACGTCGCCGATATGCGCGCGCAGGTGCACGACCTCGGCGGCGTGATGGGCTCGGACGCGGTCAAGGCGGCCGCAGCCTATCAGGACAGCCTGCAAAACATGCAGTATGCCTTTAGCGGCTTAAAAAACAACATCTCTGGCGAGCTGCTGCCGACGCTGACGCTGATCATGGACGGCGTCACAAAAATGCTGACTGGCGGCGGCGACGAGGTCGCGGCAGCGGTCGGAGACCTTGTCGTGTCTCTGTCTGGGCAGCTCACGGCGCAAGCGCCGCGCATGATGTCCGTCGCGCTGACCTTTATCGCGGCGCTGGTGACCGGCCTGCTGTCCGCGCTGCCTGACCTGATGGGCGCGGCGATCGAGCTGGTGGGCGCGCTGCTCCTCGGCCTCGCGGATCAGCTGCCTGGCATCATCACTGCGGCGATGTCCGCGCTGCTAGGCATCGTGGACACGATCACGTCACCGGAGTCGATCACGCTGCTGATCCAGGCTGCGATGCAGCTGATGCTGGCACTCGCCCGCGGGCTTATCACGGCGATCCCGCAGCTGATCGACGCCGTACCGGGCATCATCACAAATCTGGTAGAGTCTTTTTACGCGATGATGCCGGAGATCATCGGCGTGGGCATCGAGATCGTCATCGCGCTGGCGTCCGGGCTTGTGTCCAACGCCAGGCACATCATCGCAGCTGTGCCGCGTCTCGTGGAGACGATCGTCCGCGGCTTTTTGGCCTGCGTAAAATCCTACTGGTCCATCGGCAAGTCCATCGTCGACGGCATCCGCAAGGGCATCACGGAGCAGTGGCAGCGGCTTAAGACGGACGTGTCCAACCTCTTTACGGGCTTGGTCGACTGGATCAAAAAGCTACTCGGCATCCACAGCCCGTCGACGGTGTTTGCGGGCATCGGTACCAACATGGCCAAGGGCATCGGCGCCGGCTGGCAGGACACCATCGGCGACATCAATCGCCAGATCGGCGAGTCGCTGCAGCCGCAGTACGTCGTCGGCGTGGATATGCAGGGACTGTATGCGCAGTCGGCTACGCTGCAAGCGGCCGCTGCACCGGGCGCCGGCAGCGATGTCGCCGCCGTGCTCGAGCGCATGGATCGCCTCGAGCGCGCGATCACAGGGATGCAGATCTACATGGACGGAGACGCGCTTGTCGGCTCTGTCGCCACGCGCATGGACTATGCGCTCGGCGGCATCTACGCGAGCAAGGACAGGAGGACGATATAATGGCACTTACGTGCAAAATCGGCGGTGTACAGTACACCGCGCTGGATCTGATGAGCGTGCAGATCGGCCTGCCGGACATCAAGACGCAGAGCGAGAGCGTCCCAGGCGCGGACGGCGAGATCGATCTCACCGACGCGCTGACGGGCGGCCCGGTCTTTGGCAACCGGCAGATCAAGCTCCGCTTTGGCTTTGCGCCGACCGGGGATTTCGAGTTTTACAGCTTCGCCGCCGCCGTACATGGGCGGCGGCTAAAGCTGGAGCTGAGCAATAAATCCGGCTATTACATCGGCCGGTGCACCGTCGGCGCGCCGGACACATCACTGGACAAAACGACCTTTGATGTCACAATCGACGCTGATCCGTATCTGCTGGAGCCGACGGAGACCACCATCACCATCCCCGTGCTGGCAGCGACGAGCAACCTGATGGTCGGCAAGACGCTGACCGTCGGTGGATCGTCATCGTCATACGCGCATGTGTCCGGCAGCGGCGCGGACACGGAGCTGACCGTGTGGGCCGGTGACGACCCGTCGATCGAAAACTGGGTGCGCGTGCAGCTGCCGTGGCCTATGGCCGGGTCCTGCATCGTGACGGCAGAGGCGACGCAGGGCTGGTATGAGATCACGGACGCTGACGGCAACGTCTACAACAGCGGATCGCGCTGGTGCGGAGATGTGCCTGCCAATGGCCTGTATGTCACCATGCACGCGCGCGGCGGGCCGGTAGACCAAAATGGCTACTTGCGCCGCATCCAGATCTACAAGGCTACGCCGACGTCGCTGGCCTTTTTGGCCAGCGAGCGCCTGCTGTACCCGGCAATCGGCGGCGTCACGGCCGACACGACGATCATGCGCTGCTCGCGGCCGTCCGCGCCGGTCGAGCTGCGCGCGGGCGAGACCGTCAGCCCGTATCTGTCCATCCGGCGTGAGCAGGACTATGCTTTTGCGGTCGCTGCCACTGCCGGGCAAATCACCCTGACGGGCCGCAGGGGGTGGATGTGATGTATGCAGGCTATGTCGACGGCCGGCTGCTTTTTGCGGCCGGCATGCCGAGATACGAGATCGTGGACGGCACGATCAGCGAGGCCGTCGGCTCCGCCAGCTCTGCGACGATCAAACTTCCGCCGAGCAACATCATGCGCGACGTGCCCATCAAGCGCGCGTCTGTGATCTCCATCCGCAAAGACGGCGCGGAGGTCTTTCGCGGGTCTGTCGTCGACACGACTACGGACCTGCGCGGCATGCGCACTTATAGCATCGACAGTGCCATGATGTGGCTTGCAGATATCTGCAAGCCGCCGCATACAATCAATGCAATGGCGGTGTCGACATACCTCGGCGCGCTGGTGACGCAGTACAACGCCGGCTGCCTGGCCGGCAAGCAGGTCAAGCTCGGCGTGGTCGGCGCGTCGCTGCCATCGATCACGCTGGCCGCGAGCGAGTACAAGTCCATGCTGGACCTGGCCAAAGAGGCAGCATCGGTCTCAGGCGGCGAGCTGCGCATCCGCTATGCGGACGGCGCCGTCTATCTCGACTGCCTGGCGTCGTATGGCCACCGCTGCTCGCAGACGGTCGAGCTGCGCAAAAATCTCCTGGGCCTGACAGACGAGATTGACGGCGCGGACCTTGTCACGCGCGTCTATCCCGTCGGCAAGGACGGGCTGACCATCGAGGACGTCAACGCCGGGAAGGTGTATCTTGTCAACGCCGCGGCAGAGTCCATCTATGGGCGCATCGACGGAACGCTGCGAGCCGATACAGACGATGCGTCCGCGCTCAAAGCAACGGCTGCGGCGTATCTGGCACAGCACAGCGGCCTGTCACGCGGCATCCAGGTCACGGCGGCGGACCTGTCGGCGCAGGACATCATGATCGAGTCCTTTGCGATCGGCGACAGCGTCCGCGTGGTATCTCCTCCGCATGGCATCGACACCATCATGCAGGTGTCCAAGCTGGACACAAGTCTGGTCGGCAGCAAGTCCAGCATGACGATCGGATGGGGCAAAAAGTCTCTTACCGGCAGCGTCTCCTCCAGCGGAGGCCGGTCGACCAGCACGTCGTCCAGCGGCAGCTCCGGTGCGGACACCATCATCGACCAGGGCACTACCGGCAAGTGGATGTGGCGTAAATGGGCATCCGGCATCGCAGAGATGTGGGCCACGTTTGACACGTACAAGCTTGCAATGGAGACGCAGACATGGGGCGCACTGTATACCGCATCGTGGATGGGCCTCGCGGCAAATAAGGAAGCGCGCCAATACCCGTTTGCCTTTGCCGAAAACCCGGTCGTGTCGGCGACGCCAACGGTTGGAAGTGGCAACATCTGGCTTGCCACAAACACCGAAAATGATATCGGCACAAGGTTGACGCACGCTCCGGCGTATCAGTGCGTGAGAGCATCTGACGCGACGGTTAATAGCCCGCAGATCAGCTACTACGTCGTGGGCAGGTACAAGGAGGCAACCACATGAAAATCTCAATCGCAGATGGACGCGGGGCGCTGTGGCAGTGGGACACCGGGCGGCGCTTGCGCGTGGGCAGCGGCGTGGAGCAGATCCACTATCAAAATAAGTGCTTTGGCCGCAGCGTGGACGTTGACGTCGGGGACGACGGCACGGCCATCATCCCGGACGAGCTGCTGCAGGATTGCCACACGCTGACGGCCTACGCCTACGTCACCGATGACACCGGCGCGTACACGATGGTGCAGCAGGACTTTGTGGTCCATAAGCGTGCGAAGCCCGCCGGGTATGTATACACACCGACAGACCAGATGACGTTGCGGACGATCCAGCGCCAGATCGGCGACCTTGCCGACCTGACGACGGAGGCAAAGGAAAATCTTGTTGCGGCCATCAATGAGGTGGCACGGATGGGCGGGCGCATGAGCTTGCGCGTAGCGAACGGCTACATCCAGTACAGCACAGATAGCGGCAGCACGTGGACAAACCTCATCGCCATGGCCGAACTTAAAGGCGGCAAGGGCGACCCCGGCGCAAAGGGCGATCCCGGCGATAAAGGCGACACAGGAGCGCAGGGTGCGAAGGGCGACACGGGCGCAACCGGCCCGCAAGGCCCGAAAGGCGATCCGGGCGAAAAAGGCGATCCCGGCGCAACAGGCCCGGCTGGCCCGCAAGGCCCGAAAGGCCCGAAAGGCGATCCGGGCAAGGACGGTGCACCAGGTAAGGACGGTACGGATGGCAAACCGGGGGCTGCTGGTGCGGACGGTGCTAAAGGCGCGGACGGCGTTACGCCGCACATCGGTGACAATGGCAACTGGTATCTTGGCAGCACGGACACCGGCAAGCCGTCGCGCGGAGCAACCGGAGCTAAGGGTGACCCCGGCACGCCCGGCAAGACCCCTGTCAGAGGCACGGACTATTGGACGGCAGCTGATAAGCAGGAGATTGTCAACAGCGTCATAGCCGCCCTGCCTGATGGCACG